GTATCGGTTCGAAAAGCTAGGTAAAGAGGCAACTGGTATTGAGTGGTTACTATACAAGTACATACCTTACTCTGTGATAAAGTCTTTCGCCATGGCGATTGACCCAACGTCAAAGTTTAAGGTTGCACCTGGTGTAATAACGCCTGCGAATCGTAATAAGTACCGTGCTACTGCCTCCGTTTTACAACGTAGACGGATGCACAATCTTCAGACTAATACTACCTTTGGTGTCATGGTTAACTACCAAGGCATTGGAGGTTGTAGGTCTAAAGGGGTCTTTTACAATCCGCCGAGTCGGAATGAATGGTATCAAGAGCTTTCTGCTCAAGAACCACTTCCCGACACTCTGAGCGATACGACCAAAAGAACTAGATTGATGGGAAGTGAACGTGGCACCTTGACATTGTTTAAGGGCTACATTAACTCTCCTTCTCGATCTGTTCGCCGGACGGAACGCTCCCAAAGCACATTTGATCTGACACCAGATTTTCCTCCGACCGATCCTTGTATGGTTGCCGGTGGCACCTTTACAAATAAGGACGGAGGTATCTTTGTTGCAGAATCTAGTGTTGAGGGTCCAGCTGCCACGTTGTCGTATAATAACTTCCGGCTTCTCAAGGAAAGCGAGATTAATCGTAACATTGGTCTTATGCAGACTCATGCTACGGCTATGCTTAAGGAATGGACTCCTTCTAAAAGAGTCTATACTTTCGCTCGCAACCTTGTCGAGTTGAGGGATATTCCTCGGTCTGTTGCCTCATTAAGGACAACAATCGCTGATTTCCGTCAATTGTATGTTTCCTTGACTTCGTCGCCTAAGTTACGTCGAATTATATTCGACGTAAAAGAAACTTCGAAGGATATCCCTGGTGAATACTTAAGTTTTCACTTTGGATGGAAACAAACCTGGAAGGATATTATAGACTTGTTGGCCGCCCCTGAAAAGTACACCAAGCAGGTTAACTTCTTGATGTCTCGTAGTGGGAAACCAACAACGTTTCGCGTGAAGCGTACATTCGTTTCAGGCGACACGGACGTCCCCGGGTTTGGCTACGATGTCCTGTACGGTGAAGATCTCCAATCTGGAAATACTTCATCTAGAATCGAGAGAACTTCAGAGTTGCGTTTAGTAGTAAATGCAACTATTGATTTTCCTCGAGTATCAGGCCCGTTGTTCCAGCTTGAGAATTTTCTCAAGCAGACTGGAGTCATACCTCGTCCTACGGATCTCTATAATTTGATCCCTTGGACTTGGTTAGTTGATTGGTTTTCGGGTCTGGGCAATTATATCGAATGTATCGATACGATGAACTCAGATCCGCACCTGATCAATTGGGGCATGCTTACCTGTGTTACCACTGGTAGGCTTGTCACAGACTTCAAGTCAACCTCGCGATCTACGTCTACATCCTATTACAACAACGTGGGAACTAATACCGAGGAAATCCTAGGTAATAGACACACGTCTATGTATAACTTCACGTGTGAAACGCGAAGGGATGTAAGTACGATCCTTGATGTGAAAACAACTTCTAATCCGGAGAATTTAACCCCGTATCAGAAGTCTATCATTGGGGCTTTGCTTGCGCAACGCCTCGACTTTACTCGCAAAGCGGAGTCTTTCCGACCCCGTACGTGAGCCAATTTATTTCACAGGAGACGTCTATGCTTGCCGATCCCGTCACAGTTGCCGCTGCAGCTCCTACGCCCGCCCTTGTTCTTGCTATGATCAAGAGCGACGCGTATGGTTCTGAGCGTGTGGATATTGGTGGTAACGGATATTCCGTTATCATCAACCACACTCGAGGAAAAGCCGGTAACCGTCACTACGTTCAGATGACTCTGACGAAGGACGCTACCGACCCGTACTCGGGCCTGATCCGGAAGCAGACCGCTTCCGTATCCTTCACTATCTCTCGGCCGCTGTTCGGCTTCAGTGACACCGACATGGTGGCACTGAGCAAAGCCCTCTCGGACTTCCGTGATGATAGCGAGGTGACCACCGCGCGTTTGCTTCAGTTCCAGTCGTAATACTGG